CGAAACCATTTTGGCTTCGTACAGGCCCAGTAAATGAAGTGTTAGCCATTAAAATACTCCTTCAAGAAAGGTTAACTCATTTGTCTCTTGAACGTCTGTGTAGCCAGTCAAATGAGATGTTTTGCTACAAGGGACAAGGGGAAGTTTCCTTCCCCCTGTGTTAAGTTGACTACGAAGCGCCGGGGCTACCGAAGATCGCAAGCGGATCGCTCCAACCTACGGAATAACGCTCACGTCCTTTGTACCGCATGTTGCCAGTTTCAAAGTCGCCTTCAGCCGAAGTCTTGAGCTTGACGCGCTCAAACATCTTCAAGCCATTGGGTATGTCAGTCTTGAGGAACCAACCATTGGTGTCCGTCAAGTAGTGGTTAACTCGATAGCCTTCAGGCACCGACGACATGTTGTACATGGCGTTGATGTCGTTGTCCGCAGTTCCAGTACGCAAGAGAGACTTCAGGAGCCGCTCAGAAACAAACTGGAGAGCCGGGGGAACGATTAGCTTACGAGCCTTTGCGGCAATGAGCAAACCACGCTCATCCGTCCAGCCAGCAATTTGAATGATAGCCGCCTCAAGCGAAGTCTCGTTGAGGTCAGCACCAGTCGTGGGGCGATTGGAGTTGCTACCGCCAGTGACAAGCGGATGGTCCGTAGCGCAAAGACGTTTGCCGTCGCCGCCAGTGTAGCTGGCATTGAAAGCATTGTTAAGCACGTTCGCACCTTTAACCTGCTTGGTGTTGGCAAAAGCACGAGCCAACGCCTTGGTGTACCGCTCAGAGACGGAGACATACAGATTGTCTTCCATCGCTTCTTCGGTAACTGCAAAGCCAAGAGCAATCGTCTCATGCGTGTAGCGCGAGGTGTATGCTTCCTGAGCGTTGTCGTAGGCGATAACTCCACCGTCCGACTTAACAGGAGCAGTGCCAAAGCCCGAGAGCTTGACTTCCTCTTCAAACGCACGTTCCGAGCTGGTGATCTCAAAGATTTCTTTGTGTTCCTCACCATAACGAGCATATTCCAAGCCGAACAAAGCGTTCAAACCGGGAACAAGCTCCTTCAACATTTGTGAACGAGTAATAGCCATGGTATTTGTTCCTTAACCTGTTCCTAGTTATGCGCCAGTTGCGTTGGTGTAGGCATGAACGCCAATATTCCAAACGCAGAGACAGTCAGTAAAAGCATCGCCGGGAGTCGAGTAAACCGATTCAACGAAGCCAATGATTTTTACAGCCAACGTGTTGGTCGTCGTAATGCCAGCGGCACTAAGAACACTGCTGGAGTTTCCACTGGTCGTAGAACCAGAGGTCACGTTAGCCAGAGGAGCATTATTACCAACAGAAGTGGTCGCAACCGTAGCATTCGCTTGAACCTTGAAGACGACACTAGGATCATCAACAACGTACACATAAATGTTCGTGTAACCAGCGGTCGTAGCTCCAGCCGGGAGAAACTGCGCCCAATTAGGACGGCCAGTAGTATCGACATACTCGCAACCGACAAAGATGCCAGTCGGAGTATTCGCATTGCGAGTCGTGGTAGGCGTTGCACCGATAACGGTAACAACACCGGAGTTAACGCTGACGGCAGATCCGAAGAAAATGGCATTGGTGTTGTTCGCACCAATCGGGAATTTCCGAGCAGAACCGCGAAGAGCGGCACCGGCCAATTCATACGGGATCAGGCCATAAGGAGTAGCTGTAGCAGCCATATAGAGTTCCTCTTAAGTTCCTGTTCCGAAGGAGACTTTAGTCCTGTTCTCTTGGAAGAGAGGCATACGACTATCGTTTTCCTTCATTAGATTATTGTTTACGGCATCGGTCTGCTTACTGGTCATCGTCTCGTAATAACGATTACGACTCTCCATTGCTCGACGATCCGCTTTACATAGAATCAAACCGCCCATCTCAATCGTTCCATTTCGGGATTCGTTAAATGCGACTTCCAAAACGACATCGGGGTGGTCTTCCGCTCTCACAATTACCCATCCTTCGCGCATTCGGATGGAAACATTTGAGGGGTCAGACTCGCCACGAACAGATTTGCGAACCCAACGGTATACCCAGTCTTCACTGGGAGTCGGATCCGGTAACAACGAGGGAGGCTTCCATGACTCTACACGAGATTCAGCTTCACGGGTTTCCAATTCACGGTCTGGCTTCATTACTGATTTTCCTTTTGCTGCTTAAGTAATTCCTTAGCATACTGTTGTGGGGTGATCCCTAAGCGTTTGGCAACAGCAAGAGCTGATTCCGTTAGTTGGACTTTTGTGCGGGTTTGGCCGTTAGGAGTTCGAGAAGAACTAACGACTACTCCGTTTTTTTGTTTGTTTTGTGCAGGCTCTTGGGCGTTGCCCCGATTACCAGAAATAGTTTGATGAAACTTGTATACAGCACTATCAATGGCATTGTAGTACTGCTCACTTTCAGCATCCACACCGGCATCAACCAGTTTATTGTGAATGTCTATCGCATGGCCGGTAAGAGCCATGTCTTTTCCGAACCACTTGTTTTTATCTTTCCAGAGGACAGCTTTGGCAGACACCTGAGGTTGTGCAGGTTGGTAAGCTACTGGCTGTATGTTTTCCTGTTGTTGCTGATAGTTTACGCTTTCAGGTGCAGGTGGTGTATATGAGTCAAGTGCTCGCTTTTCATTAGCAAGAATTGCGATTTGCTCTTGAGCAGTCGCCATCTTGTCCGTATCGCCAACTTCGTATGCTTCTTTCAGCATCCGCTTGGCGTCTTTTAGCTCAGAACCCTTCTGGATCGCCGAAGTATAGATGAGCGCCCGATTACTGCTGTCGGTTTGCTGACGATATACCTCAACTTGTTTTTGCAGAGCAGAGGCGTAGTTAAATGCCTCCTGGGCCTGTCTAGTTACCTTCTCTTTTTCACGACGCTCCTCATGAAACTCGTACTTAAGACGTTTAATGCGCTTCTGTACGCCTTCAGAGTAGTTCTTCAACTCGTCATCGTCGTCTTCTGGGGTAGCTCTTACTGATTCATCGCGGGGAGCGCGACGATCTGCTGGCGGGGTGTCGTCAACGATCTCAATATCTACATCAGAGTCCTTATCGTCATCATAAGACTCTTCCGAGTCCTTGCCATTCGGTAAGATTAGCTCTGATTCCATGTATTCTTCTGGCACTAGATCCTCTCTACGCTATCTGGATCAGAAACAACAGCTTCAGGAGTGTCGTCGTTGATAAAACGGTATTCATCGCCTTCAATCTTGAAGCGAGTACCGCTATAACTACGAACCATGATGTAATCCCCTACTGAGCACCAAGGCCCACTAGAGAATTTGGACATATCCTTATATGCATCTGGTCCAATTGCCAAAACTTTAGCAATTAGGGAAGCCGTGTTCTCATCCTGCTTGATTTGGTCAGGAATATAGATACCGCCCTTGGTCTTTTCGTCAATAGCCTTACGCATCTTGACGAGGATTTTATACCCTACAGGCATTGGTAGGTTTTGCATTTATGTTTCGTTCATCCTTGCGCTAATTTAGCGTTTGCTTCAGTCTTCTTCGGCGTCTTGCGACAGTTTGCCCCAGATTTCCTGGAACTCCTGACGTGCTTGTTGAAGTCCTGATAGTTTTCCCACTATGTTTTTGTATTCTGCGTAGTCTACGCAAAAACCAGAGACGACATAAGTGGAGCTTGTCTCTGAAAGATCGTCAAGTCGAGCAAAGAACTTAGATCGTAGGTCCAATGGCACCTCCCATGGTGTCCATCTTCGCTAATATCTCTGCGATTTTAGCCTTTGCCATGTCGTTATCGGTCTGGATCCGTTGCATTTCTGCTTGGGTACGAGCATCCGACTCAATCTTGTCATTTTGCAGGCGTTGAATATCCAACTGTAGACGTTGGTTCTCAATCGCCAGTTCGCTTTGGGACTGCTGTGCCTTCTGTGCAGAGGATTGTTGCGCCATTTGAGTCTGCGAAGCGATTCGCGTAGCCTCTAATTGGTTCCTCTGGTTGCTTTTTACCAGCTCAAGCTGCGATTTCTGCTGGGCTTCTTGGGCCTTTTGCTGTAATTCGGCTTGCTTCAACTGCAACTCTGCCTGCTGGAGTTGCAATACTGGATCTTGTGCCTGCTGCTGGGATTGCTGTGCTGCCTGTTGACCCTGCGCCTGCTGTAAAAGCATACGAGAAGCATCGGCAATCGCCTTGGATAGATTGGATTCCACGTCTGCTGGCATCGGTTCTCCCGGTAAGGGGAGAGGAATGCCCAACTGTTTCTCCATCTGTGAGCGATACGCAAAGCCAACATGCTCTGCGATATGAGCCATGAAAGCAGCAAAGATTACGTTTGCCTGAGGATTCTGTCCCAACTGCTGTTGGACCGTAGGATTCTGCACATACGACATGTGAGCGGTTATATGAGAATCATGGTCCTGCGTTAAGTACGCTTTAGCAGGTTTCATATTTGTGATGTTTTGATTTTCCGAAAGAGGATCAAGTAGAGGGGCATCTACTTTATCAGGGATAATCTTCTTAACATCCTTTATACCAAGGACTTCCAGCATCTTTCGATGCAACTCAGGCAGATCGTAGAATTGCGGTGCTTGTGCGGCGAGTTGAATAGCAGCTTGATACTGCATCACTCGCTGCGACATAGTGGCCGCATTGGGGTCAGATACAGGAACAACGTCGATACGGTTATCGAAGTCGGAGCGCTTGCTCCCTCCCATACTGCCAAAATCAATCTTGTATCGGTCAGACCCGCTATCACGGATCACTCGTACCAGGATGGAAAACTCTTCCTGCAAAGACGAATGCAGTCTAGCTTGAATAGCACTCATCACTTTGAGCGCACGTTCCATCAAGGCTAGTGTGGTCCCTACAGGGGCCTGAGCACTAGCATTACCAATCTCAGTATCTGCGATAGAAGCTAATCGACGACCATCTTCAACTACAATTCCTAGTAGTGACAGGAGAGTTTGCGAAGGCTCTTTATAGGGGAGGGGATACAACGACCGTGCGATGTCTCCATTAGCGACATCAACGTCGCGCCACTCTCCAGGCTGAATAGGACTGTCGTCCCCAGCCACACGCATACCCTTAGCTTTCAACCCACCAGGAAGGTTGGCTAAGGTTCCAGCATCAATCAACTGGCGCAGGATAGCAGTCGAAGCCTTGGCGTTTGAGCCAATGAGATGGATTAGACCATACCCATACGCGCCCATGCCAGGAACATAGTTATAGGACGAGAACCAAATCAGCTTTGTTTTCTTGGGATTGTCTTCGTCCCAATTCCTATAGATCGACAAGACATCACCAGTGGACTTCTCCACCGTCACAACATACGGAAGAGCAATACCAGTAGGCTCACCATCCTCGTCTACATGCTCAAGACCA